ATAATAGGAATAGATACAACACCACCATCCGTACCAAGCGGTCTATCCGTACTTGCATATAATGATACTACAGATACATCTGGTGCTACTGGATATGTAGATGTTTCATGGACTGGATCCACATCAACTGATTTGCTAGGACATTATATTAGATATGGAAGAACATCTTCTGTATGGGATGAGTATTTATTTATTCAAGCTGGGCAAAATACAAAAAGAATATTTAATTTAAAGTCTGGAACAACATACTATTTTCAGGTTAATGCTACGGACGGAAGTAATCCAAGCTCTTATGTTCCGTCTGTGCCAATATCAGTTGTAATACCTGGTGATACATCAGCACCATCAGCCCCACTTAATTTAACAGCGCTGTCTGGCTTAGATAATATAATTGCATATTGGGACAGAAACTCAGAATCAGACGTAGACTTTGCAAGGGGTCAGTATGAAGTTCAGATATCGACATCTAGTTCATTTGCAAGCATTGTGCAGGATTGTGTTATAAGCGGAACCATAGCAACCTTTAATGGATTAACTACTGGTACTCTATATTATGTTAGAGTAAGGGCTATAGATTCATCTGGCAATGCTGGTGCATGGTCAACTACGGCATCAACAACTCCATCAACAATAAATGCTTCAACATCTATTACTTCTGGAACAATTGTAGGAAATCTAATTGCAGCAAATACAATTGTTGGAGATAAAATCCAGGCAAATACAGTTGATGCAGATAGATTTAAAACAAATACTGGAATTGCAGGAATTATATATGTTGGATCAGATGACTCGCCAACTGGAACAAATAGGATTGTGCTTGACGGAGCCAGCCTATTGCCAAAAATATATTATGGAGGTGGTGTATATAACAACTCAAATACTGCATTTTATTTAGATGCTGCTGGAAAATTTAGCCTAAAAGACCAACTTACTTGGGATGGATCAGCATTAACAGTTAAAGGTTCATTAAACGTAACACAAGCATCAACAATGACTGCTAATTTAAATATTAACTCTGGTGGAAGCTTAATTGTAAATGGTGGGGCAATCCGTGTTACTGGTACTGCGGGTCGTGTAGAAATGAGTTCTCTCGGACTCGTAGGATACAATGCTTCAACAGGAGGATCCCCACTTGTAACTATACAGGCAAACACTGGACAAATAGTTGCTACTGGCGGACAAATAGGAGGATTTACATTAGGTCCTACTTCTCTTACTACAACAAACTCTTCTGGCCAAGCAGTGGGCTTATATAGCACTGGCCAATTTAGTCTTGGATCAAACTTTAATGTTAGCGCAGCAGGAGATGTTACCGCTACTGGAACATTTACTATTGCTGGGACTGGACAGACAGCAATTGCAGCAAATCAGGTTAACTCTAATGTAACATCGATTTCTGGTGGAGTTATAACAACTGGAACAATTAATCTTAATAACGTATTAGTTAACAGCGGATCTGGAACAACCAATACAGTAAAACTAAGTAGCTCTGGAATTGAAATATGGAATACTAGCGGTACAAGAACTGTATTCCTTACTCCTTCTGGAAATGCATCTTTTAGTGGTGAAATAACTTCAACTACTGGAACCATTGCTGGGTTTAGCATGGATGCAGATGGATTAATTAACTCTGGCGGAACACTGAGGCTGTTTGCTGGAACAACTGGAATAAATAATGTTTATTCAATATTTACATCTAAACCAGTTAGGTTTGGACAATTTGTTCAAATACAGGGAAACGGATTTGGCGGATATAGTTTAATTGGAGAAGAAGGAATGTCTTTGGCAAACGGCGGATTTGCAATAAATGCTTCTGGAACCGTTACGTCAAATGCAACATTTAATAGTTATATATACTATCCAGGATACCCAGTTTCTACAAGCGGTGGTGCAGCAAGAGTTAACGACGCAACAACTCCAGCCTCAAGATTAGTTGCTGCTTCTGGTTCTAGCATTAGATTTAAAGAAAATATTGTTAATATTTCAGAGAAACCAGACCTTGATCCGTCTACTTTATTAAATTTGCCAGTAAGATCTTTCACCTATAAACAAGGATATTTGCCAGAAGATGACGCAAGGTATGGCATGGATTTACCAGGATTTATAGCAGAAGAGCTAGAAGAAGTTTATCCAATAGCTGTGGATCGTGATGCAGATGGAACTCCACAAAGATGGAATGCCGACTTCATAATACCAGGACTATTAAAGATTATTCAAACACAGAACGACTCTATATTATCTATTAAATCAAGACTTGACGCTCTTGAGTCATAATGGTAGACTTATTATAAGTATATACTGAGAGGTAAAAATGGAAAACAACGAACAACAGAACAAGGCTGAATTGGTAGTATTGGCACTACAACAAAGAATCGGTGAGCTGGTATCAAATTATGAAACTCAAATTGCTATCCTTCGTGCAGAAATTACTCGAATGGTTAACAAGAGCAATTCTGAAGATAGACCAACAGAATAGCTTAATAGAACCTCCGACGGTACCTACCGCCTATCCAAGCGGGGTGGCCGTATTTGACGGGATCAATACTTATTTTATTAAAAATGGTAAAAAGTATAGGATAATCTCTCAGAGGGCTTTAGAGAGCTGGGGATTTTCAGTTTGGTATGGAAGTCCAGAATCTTTATCTAAGACGGTCCTAGGGGGCATTCTAGGCTTTAGAGACGGTACTGTGATTAAGGACATATCAAATGGTAAAATATATCTAGTGGTAAATAGTAAAAAACAGCATATTACAAGCCCAGATGTGTTTACTAAGTTTGGTATTGATATTGATTCAATACTTTTAGTAAGCAATAAAGAGGCTGAATTGCATAAGGACGGGGAGCCAATAAGTTGACAATCAATTACCTGAAGCCATTTGAGCCAGGAGACCCAATAGATATAAATGTATTAAATAAGCTAATACAGAATGTTAATTACCTATCTTCTCAAATTGCACAGATATATAAGCTTCCAGCGGTAGAGGCTCCAGTATTGGTATCTGGTCCAGTTGGTGTAACCAGTGGATCAACAAGCTCTGGAACTATGGCATCTACAACTAATAATCCTGGATCATCTTATGTTGACTATCCATTTAAATGGATTGATAATATTATTAATTTTAGTAGTGTTAATACAAGAGTGGTTAGATCAGTTACGCCAACAGTACTCTCAACATACTTACCTGGAATTTCATATGTACGATACGAGGTTTTATCAGCATCAACATCTAGTTTATTTTTTCATCCAAACGGCATTCAGAGTAGTAGGTCTCAGGCAGTGGGGGCAAGGTTAGATTACTACCAGATAGGTTCAGATAAACAGTCTTTTAGTTTTATGCCTAAAAAAAATGGAAGCGATGGAACAGTTTATAGAGCTGGCATCAATGCACCACAAACAACATATAGCGCACTAAAAAATAGGCTATTGGCAACATTTGATGTCACTGTTAGACTATATAAGTAGTGTATAAGCCAATCGAAGATTGGTCTAAGCGTAAAAAAGAAAAACTAAATAAATATACAATTGTCTGGGTACCAGAGCATCCTAAGTCTTTTAATGGTGGATGGTATTACGAACATAGGTTAGTGCTAGAAAAAAAACTAAATAGGATCCTGAAGGCTTGGGAGACGGTTCATCATTTAGATGGTGATACACAAAACAACTCAATAAATAATCTATTTCCATGTACGGAGATAGAACATAGATATGCTCACAAAATAGCTTGACTTTATAGTCAGGGCAAGAGTAGAATAGATATAGGACACAGAAGGGTTCTTAATGAGTAACGATTTAAAGTGGATGCTATCATCCGACCAGCAATTCCCATATCAGGATGATAAAGCCATTGCTTTATGGTTTAAGGTAATGAAATGGTTTAAGCCAGATGTAGTCGACTACCTTGGGGATACTGACGATCAGGCATGTTATAGTAAATATACTGATGGTAAGCCAACAGAGTTTATTAAAGCATATAAAGACGATAACGTAACAAATGACCTAGAGCTAATGATAAAAGATATGCGTATTGAAGCTAGCGGTGCTAGAGAGTTTTATGAAAAAACAAGAAAGATGCTGCCAAACGCACAATTGTTTTCTGCACTAGGAAATCATGATATCAGAATTTTTGACTACTTAGATAAAAAAATACCAGAATATGCAAAGCATGTTACACCAGAATCTTTATGGAGTTTAGACTCTTTAGGATATGACTACATATTTTATAACGAACTGCCAAAGAAACGATTTGGAGATATTCACGTACATCATGGAATGTCTATAAGCGCAACTGGAGCAGTAAGAAAAGACATGGAAGATATGCAAATCTCTTTAATACGTGGACATTCACACAGAATTGCTTCACACCTTCAAACTTATGAGTTAAGAAATAATGGTAAGGGCGAAACAATCAGAGGTTATGAGATTGGGCACATGTGCGACGAAAAAGGTCCAGGAATGAAATACACACAACACCATGACTGGCAAAAAGGTTTTGCTATTGCACATATTGAAAATGGAAAATATCCACATATTAATATGATTCACATTTCTCCAAACTATACATGCGTAGTGGATGGGAAACTATTCACCCTATGATGTTTTGTAGAAGGTGTAGAACTGGCAGGGTATTCATAGACAGAGTTTATTCTCAATATGATCACCTTGAGCTTTACTGTATTAAGTGTGCTAAAAGATGGGTCTTTCACAAACAAGGGAGTAGATTTGCATCATGGCTAATGAAAAAAGAAGCCGAAAGAGCAAAGACTTACGGTACTTTTTCCTAAACGGGGAATTACATAAGAAGTTGCACGTAAATAAGTCTTCCGACGTTATTACTGCCTGGAACTATGATCAGGCTAAACGTATCGGATACTCTCTTAGCGATGCTAAAAAGAATTTGCAGCAAGCATATACAATTAACGAAGCTGCAGCATTGTTAAATAGACACAGAAATAGAATACTGGAGTATATTGAAAAAGGTTTTATAACAAGACCTAAGATGACATATACGTTGGATTCTAAAAAGAAACCAGTAAAATACCTAATGTCAGAAGATGATGTTATGATGGTTAGAGAATTTTTATCTACATTGCATAGGGGTAGACCAAGAAAAGATGGTCTTATTACTTCTAAGAATGTACCTACAAAACAGGAGCTACGTGCAAAAATTAAAAATGAAGTCGTGTTGTATCAACAAACAGATGATGGCGAGTTCATTCCTGTTTGGAAGCAGCCAGAGTGGTAATCAATGACTAAACCAATAAAAAAGGCTGTAAAGAAACCAGTTAAAAAAACAACTAAAAAGAAAACAGTAAAGAAACAAGCTAAACAAATACAGCCTGAGCAAAAGGTAGACATAAATCAAGATCTTGCTTATACTAGATCTGCTGTTTATTTAGAAGAGGCTGGATCTAGAGCTGCTATTTCTAAAAATATAGAAGGATTATTGCTAGTTGCAAAAGGTTGGATGGAGTTGGCAGATATGCTAGACCCTGGACAGCAGTCCAAGAAACGTGCTAAACTGGGATTTAGACCAGCTGGAGAGGAAGATCATGAGTGAAATTGATAATACAAGAGTAACCGTAACCCTTGGATTTACTAAAAATTTAGGAAACTTTGAAAGCTTAAGAGTAGATATTGGCATACAGGACCACGTAAGGTCTGGAGAAAATATTAGCGAGGCTACAGACAGGGTCTATAAATTTGTAGAAAAAAAATTGGAAGAGAAAGCAATAGAGATAGCGGAAGAATTAAGTGTCGGCAAAAAGTGATCCAAAATTATCCTATGCACTTATATCTTTATACGAAAATCTATACCTAAACAAGTATAATAAAAGACCAGTAGTAAATAGATATAGAGAAAAGTGGGGAATGCAAGACGTAATAGAATCAGTAGGGTTTGATCGTGCTAAAGAGTTACTTGAATACTATTTTAAAACTAGTAAGCCAGGTCACCCAATAAATTGGTTCTTCCTTAATTTTGATAATATTGATAGAATGTTATATCAGAAGGCAGAAGATGAGATTAACAGAAAAAAGCTTAAAGAATTAACTAAGCAGATGGTAGAGGAGATGGAGAAGGATGAACACCGAAGCAGCAGTAATTAGTGCGGTATGTAAAAATAAAGATATCAGCGTTCTTCTTGCAGACAATGTAGATGAAGTATTTCAGTCACATAAAGATGTTTGGGATGGCCTAAAGTCGTATTATTATAAGTTTAGAGCGGTGCCAGATATTGGTGTGCTCCAAGATAAGTACAGAGATTTTGATGCGGTAGATGTAAATGCAGAAACTGGTTTTTATTTAGAGCAGATGAAATCAGAATTTCTAGGAAACAAGATTAAAACAATTATATTAAACTCTGGCTCATCACTTAAAGAAAATGCACCAGCAAGAGTTCTTCAGCAAATGCAGATGCAATTAGCTGGATTAAGTAAATTTACTAATAATGTTAGAGATTTAGATATTACTGACATTCAATCTGCCACAGACCACTACTTAGCTGTTAGAGATAGATCATTAGCTATGGGTGGATCACCAGGAATTCCAACTGGATTCAAAGCTATAGATGCTGCGTATCCTACTGGCCTAGCACCAGGACACCTAGCGGTTGTTATTGGTTGGCCAGGTAAAGGTAAGACTTGGTTCACATCCTATCTTGCCTGTAAAGCATGGGAGCAGGGATTTAAGCCTATGATTATTTCTCTAGAAATGTCTCCAGAAAATATGCGTGACCGTATTTATACAATGCTGGGATCTGGATTATTTAGAGCAAGCCAATTTCAAAGAGGAGATATTAACTTAGATGATTTTGGTACATGGGCAAATAAGAGTTTTAAAGACAAGCGTGGATTCATATTGGTATCTAACGAAGGTACCAACGAAGTAACTCCAGCTACAGTTCAGGGAAAGATAGACCAGCATAGACCAGACTTAGTAATCCTTGACTATCACCAACTCTTTAATGATAACAAAAGGTCTAACTCAGAAGTAGAAAGAAATAGAAATATTTCTCGTGAGTTTAAGCTGCTTGCAGTAACAAACAACATACCTGTTATTGATATTACGGCTGCTACAGCCGATGATATCTCAGATCACGACACCCCTCCAATGATGAGTCAGGTGGCTTGGTCAAAGGCTATTGAATATGATGCTGATATAGCCATGGCTGTACATAGACATCCAGACACTAATATGATAGAAATCGTTTCTAGAAAAAATAGACACGGTAGAGACTTTAGCTTCTTTTTGGACTGGGACATTGATAGGGGTATAATTAAAGAACTGTACGAGTAGAAAGTGCTACAGTTTGACCCACAAAAGAATAAAGAGATTCAAGGTAGAAGGTACATTTAGGGACGATTCGGACATGATCCGCATACGTGCCCAATTTGAGTCCACTTTAATCCAATCAATGCGTGGGGACGGTTATATACCAGTGCTTGACATAGACCCAGCCTTTTCAGTATCATATAATGTAGAAGATAAAAAATGGTCGTTTGTATTAACGATTCATGGAATTTATATAGGAAAGGTTAAAGCGTGGCAAATAGAGGGATTCTCAAACGGCAAGATGCTTCCACGCAGTATACAGAAAAACAAGTCAAAAAAGTCCTTAAATCGATAGAGATTAAGTTAGTTTCTGAAACAGGAAATGACTTCCTATGCCTGTGCCCAATTCATGGAAACAGAAATACACCAAGCTTATCAGTGTCTAAACAAACTGGACTATTTCTATGCTTCAATCCATCGTGTGGTGCAAGCGGATCTTTGCAAGAGCTAGTAAAACTTATTACAAAAAGAAATGACTTTGAGTCATTAAGGTTAATATCAAAATGTGTAACTGATTCCCTAGAAGATTTTGACGAACAGATAATTGAAGTTTTAGAAGAAAAGCCAGACTTCGTACAATTTGATCCACACATACTTGACAAGTTGTGGTCTGAAATGGACTCACACACAGAGGGTAAAGACTATATGCATAGTCGTGGATTTAATGATGAAACAATAAGATACTTTCAGGTTGGCTACTCACATAATCAAGAAATGGTTACAGTTCCAGTTCATTCTCCAGATGGATTACCTATAGGAATTGTTGGTCGGGGCATTAAAGACAAGAAGTTTAAAAATTCTACTGGTCTTCCAAAAACAAAAACATTATTTAATGTGCATAGGGCAAAAAGACTTTCGTCTACTGTAATTGTAACAGAGGCGTCATTTGATGCAATGCGAGTTCATCAGGCAGGGTATCCTAACGTAGTAGCAACTTTAGGCGGACATTTAAGTCCACACAATTATGATTTACTAAATAGATACTTTACTAAAATAATTATAGCTACAGACTTTGACGATAAGTCTAGTCACAATGGAAAAAATCCAGGAAGAGACTTGGGTAATTCTATTTCTAATAAGCTTAGAAATAAAGATGTTTACTGGGCTAGTTATGAATATAAGGTTGTCTATCCCCACGGAGCAAAGGATATGGGAGATATGACTGACGAAGAGATAAAGCAGTGTATAGAAAATTCTGTACCAAATTACGAGTACCACTCTTGGGAAATCTACTAAGATGGTGTATACTAGAATGACAGAGGCATTTACAGCCTCAAATATCAGAAAAGGAAACATATAGATGGCAATAGTTAAAGGGCTTAAGAACATTAATAGTGCTCTAGATAAGCCAAGCGATTCAGAAGGTAGCAAAGCTCGCTGGGTAAAACTAGCGGACGGAGAAAGCGTAAAGATCAGATTCTTGCAAGAGTTAGATCCAGACTCACCAAATTATTTAGAAAAAGCTGGGCTAGGTTTTATAGCAGCCGAGCACACAAATCCAAAAAATTATAAATCAAAAGCATTGTGCACATCAGATGACCAAGGTCGCTGCTGGGCCTGCGAACAACACCGCAAAGATTACAAGGCTGGCTGGAAAGCACGTAGCAGACTATACATTAATGTATTAGTAGATGATGGTAAAGAAGAGCCATACGTAGCAATTCTTTCACAAGGTACAAGCGGCAAGTCAATCACACCAACACTAATTGAATATGCTGGTGAAATGGGTAGCGTTTCTAATCTCACATGGAGATTAAAAAGAAGCGGTACTGGAACATCAACAGAATATGTAGGCATTTCACTTGGACAAGATAAAGAGCCAGTTGATCTATCTAAATACGAATTATTTGAACTTGAAAAAGTTGCAGTAAAAGAAATCCCATACGAAGAGCAAGAAAAGTTTTACATGGTAGGGGAATCAGAAGAGCAATCTTCAAACGATAGCTCATCTAGTAACGTAGAGTGGTAAATTGTAGGGGCGGGAAACCGCCCCTACCATATTCAAGAAAGAGATAGATGTCAAACTTCACACATTTACATGTTCATTCACAGTATAGTGTAATGGATGGTCTTAATAGTCCTATGGAAATAATGTCTGCTGCAAAAAAACTTGGGCATACATCAATAGCAATTACAGACCATGGCACCCTATCAAGTCATAGAGAAATGCAAAAAGCTGGCGAGGAGCTTGGTGTAAAGCCTATCCTTGGGGTAGAAGCATATATATCTGCCACAGACAGATTTGATAAGCGTGATACAAGTAAGCGTGATGATAATACATCTATATTTAATCATATAATTATTTTGGCCAAAAATGAAAAGGGGCTTCGTAATCTCAATAAACTATCTGAGATTGCATGGACAGAAGGATATTATCACAAACCAAGAATAGATAGAGAAATTTTAGCTGAGTATAAAGAAGGGCTAATCATACTATCTGGATGCATGAACGGTTTAATATCTAAGGCTATTGAGCGTGGAGAAGAAGACGAAGCAAGAATGCTTGCCAAATGGTTCAAGAATACATTTGAAGATAATTTTTATATGGAGATTCAGCCACATAATCCAGTAGAGTTAAATACAAAGTTATTAGAAATTGCAGATGCAACTGGAATTAAGCCAGTAGTTACTGCCGATTGTCATTTTTCTACAGAGGAAGAAAGAGCACTAGAAGAAGCAATGTTAATTCTTTCCACTTCCCCAAAAGCCAACAAAGATGCCGACTTTGAAAAGTCCAGACAAATTGAAAATATATTTGAGAGATTCAACTACCTGTACCCAGATAGAAAAATAAGTTTTGAGCACTTGGATGTATATATAATGAGCCGTGAAACAATCGAGAAGCAGATGGCTGCTCAAGGAATTAATAGAACAGATATATACGACAATACAGTTTTAATATCAGATTCAATTGAAAGTTATGAATTCCAGCAGGGCCTAAGCATTTTACCAAGACCAAAGGAAGATCCAGACGAAACGGTCAGACAGTTTTGTTGGGATGCAATGGAAAGACTTAAGTTAACATCTTCATGGCTAGGCAATGACGTATATGAAATAAGATTGGAAGAAGAGCTTCATGTTATTAAAGAAAAAGATTTCGCCCCATACTTTCTAGTAATTTCAGATATGATTAATTGGGCAAAGTCACAAAATATTTTAGTGGGTCCTGGTCGAGGTTCTGCAGCAGGCTCATTGGTCTGCTATTTATTAGGAATAACAAATGTAGACCCCATAGAATATGATTTGCTATTTTTTAGATTTATTAATGAAGAAAGAAATGACTTCCCAGATATTGATACAGACTTTGAAGACCGCAGGCGTGGAGAAGTAAAAGACTATATTCGCAAGAAGTTTAAAAATGTTGCGTCTATATCTACGTTTACATATTTCAAGGATAAGGGTGTGGTTCGTGATGCTGCCCGTGTATTTATGGTACCACTCGGAGAAGTAAACAAAGCGCTCAAACTGGTGGACACATTTGAAGAGTTTGAAGAGTCAGAAAATTTAAAGTGGTTTAGATTAAAATATCCAGAAGTTGTTAAATTGGCTAGAGAGCTTCGTGGAAGAATTAGATCTGTTGGAATGCATGCCGCTGGTGTAGTGGTAGCTAATAAGGCATTAAATGCTTATGCTCCGATAGAAACTAGAACAGATCCAAGCGATAAAGTATCTGGTAGAGTTCCAGTTGTTGCTTATGACATGGACCAAGTGGCGGATATTGGACTCATTAAGCTTGACGTACTTGGACTAAAAACACTATCAGTGGTTTCAGATACAGTCGCAATGATTGAAAAAAGATCTAAAAACAAAATTAATTTATCTGAAATATCTCTTAAAGATGAGAAAGTATTTCAGTCATTATCAGCTGGATTTACAAAAGGTGTGTTTCAGGCAGAAGCTGTCCCATACACCAACCTTCTTATGAAAATGGGAGTAAGCGAGTTTGAAGACTTAGCAGCATCCAATGCTTTGGTTAGACCAGGTGCTATGAATACTGTAGGACAGGCTTATATAAATAGAAAAAATAAGTATGAGGCTGTTTCATATATTCACCCAATTATGAAAGAGTTTACAGAGAATACATATGGTGTTATTATTTATCAAGAGCAGGTTATGCAGGCCTGCGTACACTTGGGCGGAATGTCTTGGGCAGAAGCTGACAAGGTGCGAAAAATTATTGGTAAGAAGAAAGACGCAAAGGAGTTTGATCAATTTCGTGAGAAGTTTGTTATTGGCGCAAGCAGACATATATCAAAAGAGGCAGCGGAAAATCTATGGCATACTTTTGAAGCTCATGCTGGCTATTCCTTTAACAGGTCTCACGCTGTTGCTTACTCTTTGCTATCTTACTGGACTGCTTGGCTAAAGCATTACTATCCACTAGAATTTATGTTTGCCCTTTTGAAAAATGAAGGGGATAAAGATGCCAGAACAGACTACCTTATTGAAGCAAAAAGACTTGGTATAAAAATATTACTTCCACACGTTAATGAGTCAGACTTAGACTTTACTATACAGGGGGACGCAATACGATTTGGTTTGTCAAATGTTAAATATATTTCTGATAATATTGGGCGTAAAATTATTGACAACAGGCCATACAAAAGCTATGCCGACCTTAAAGAAAAAGCATCACAGAAAAAGAGTGGCATATCTTCTAGAGCCATAGATGCACTCAACTTAATAGGAGGAGCCTCTTTTGACGATAACCCAAGGAGCGGTAAAGAAAAAGACCATTTATACGAATATTTAAATATACCAAAGTTTGATATAAGTGGAATTACCCCTTTTATCAAATCACAGATTAACAGGCTGGAAGACTTTGAAGAACTTGGTACATTCGTATTTATGGCAATGGTAAAGTCAATTAAGCGTGGTCAAGGTTGGTCTAGAATTGAGTTGGTTGATGAAAGCGGATCTGTTGGAGTGTTTCATAATGAGCAAACGCAGATAGAAGCTGGCCAAATGTATTTCTTCTTGGTTGGAGATAACAGAATTCATAGATACGTAGAGATTGATAAGGTAGTTAAAGAGGATAGGTCAGACCCATTTGTTAATTTCTTGTACTCAGAAAAGTTTGATCTAAAGGATAATAACTTCTATGTTATCGATTTTACTAACTATAAAACAAAAGCTGGCAAAATGATGGCACATACTATTTTAACTAACCCAAGTAAAAAACTTATTCGTGCAATTGCATTTCCACAGATATACGCAAGAGCCTTGGGCAAAATGAAGCCTGGACATAAGGTAGAACTAATGTTTGGAAAAACAGATGACGGAACTATAACAATAAAGGAGATAAAATGACAGAGCAGAATAATATACAAAATATAGAAATATCTCTTCCAAGACTGTTGTTAGCAGCAACAGCAACCATGGGGGAGCTTCCTATTAGTATTGAAAAATACTTATCGCATGACTTAGATCACAAAAAGATGATGCTGGACTTGGACGAAGATCAAAAAACATTTATAGTAAGGCTTGTCGATAAAGAAAATGAAGACCATGCCCACAATGAGGAGGCTGCAGATGAGTCTGGACCTACTAGCTAGAGAAACACATACAATAGCAAAAGCCAAAGGTTTTTGGGAGGGTGAAGTTACCTATGACAAAATAGGTAATAAGTTAGCATTAGTGCACTCAGAAGTTACCGAAGTTTTAGAGGCTATTAGAAAAAGCAAAGGCGGTAACGAAGTAGTTGAAGAGATGGCTGATGTAATAATTAGATTGGTAGACATATATCAAGCTATGGTTAACACTGGACAAATAGACACCTCTTTAGATGATACTGTAGAAAAGAAGATGTTAAAAAATAGGGGAAGACCACCACTTCACGGAAACCTATTTTAGTGGTATAATAGAATATACAAATGAATGGTTACTTCTTATTTGGAACCAATGAGGAAATCATCCTTGTCATAAAATCATCTGACGAGGAAGATATACTTAATATCATTAAGAAAATAGCTACAATGCGTAGCAAGAAGGTGAAGGAATTAGCTTCACAATTAGAAGAGAGTTTTTATGAGCGTAGTTACAGAAATAATGTCAAAGCTGGATCCAAAAACAAGACAAAGGGTTCAAACAGCACTAGAGGTGGAAACACCAAAACAAAAGACACCAAGCATAGGGCTGAACATGGCTCTAAGGGGCGGTCTAGGTCACGGTAGACAAGTACTTGTTTGGGGAAACAAATCGGCTGGTAAGTCTTCTTTCTGCCTACAGTTAATTGCAGAAGCACAAAAAGAAGGTAAGTCATGTGCCTGGATAGATGCAGAAAACTCATACTCTAAAGATTGGGCAGAAAAATTAGGAGTGGATTCAGAAAACTTAATATACTCTCCTGCAAAAACTATTAATGATATGGTCGATGTTGCCACACAGCTTATGGAAGCAGACATAGATATAATTGTTGTAGACTCAATATCAGCTCTATTGCCAGCAATATATTTTGAAAAAGATAGCTCTGAGTTAAAGAAGCTAGAAGACACAAAGCAAATCGGTGCAGAAGCTAAGGACATGACTCATGCCGTAAAAATGTTAAACTATGCCAATAAAAATACATTATTAATTCTTATATCACAACAAAGAAATCAGTTTGGTTCAATGCATGCTTCTCATATTCCAACTGGTGGAATGGCTGTTAAGTTTTTTTCTTCAACAGTAATTAAATTATGGTCATCTGAGGCAGAAGCAAATGCAATTAAATCTGGAATCAAGGTTGGAGATAAAATTATAGAGCAGCGTGTAGGTAGGCCAGTAAACTGGATTATAGATTATAATAAACTAGGTCCACCAAACCTATCTGGACAGTATGATTTTTACTTCCAGGGTGATCACGTAGGCGTCGACGGTGTAGGAGAAATCCTTGATGTAGCAGAACAATTTGGTGTGATAGAAAAAGGCGGTGCCTGGTACACGGTACTTGGAGAAAGGTTTCAGGGAAGAGCTAAAACTGTAGAGTGGCTTAGACAAAACCCAGAGTCTGTAGAAAAGTTACGTAAGGAGATTTATGACAGAGCGTAGCATTGAAGACTTTATGCTTAAAAGGAATCCAGTTGGAGCACCTTATTGGGTATCGATAGAGGGATCATTTGATTGCCAAGAATGTAATGAAAAGGTAAAGACAGCCATATACCAAGAAAGAACTGGCGAAATTAAATGGCAGTGCTCTCAAAACCATGAGTCAAAGGCTACGATGTAATGTCTGAGCGTGGAGAAGTAAAGCGTGATAACGCTAAAGCACAAAAAAATTCTGGCAGAGGTCAATACCAGAAGGGTGATGCTAAGTGGAAACAGTTTGTTGTTGACTATAAAGAAGCTGGCACATCATTTAATTTAAATAAAGATAACTGGGCTAAAATTTGTACAGATACTTTTAAAGTAAGTAGAAATATGCACCCAGCATTAAAAATTATTATAGGGTCTGAGTCTAAAGTAAGGTTAGGAATTATAGAATGGGCAATACTGGAAGAGCTAATAGAGTTTTGGGAGGAAAACCATGGTTAATATAATGTACGGAGTTTTAATAGGGTTTGTAATGGGTTATGGTCTTGGTTTATGGGCTTCCTGGTATGCATATAAAGAGGTGAAAAAACATGTCGGCAGATAATATTTTAGAAAAGATTAGCGAAGTAACTGAGTTCAATGACATAAAAGAGTTTATGAATGATCAGGAGTTAGATGCAGCATTAGAGGCAATAATTAAAATTATTGCCAAGCCAGATATTCCTCCTGCAGCAGCATCAATTCTTATTATTAAATTACAGGCAATCTCTGCCAAGCTAGCTGTACTGGCTAGATACTATACAACTTTAGAAAAGGGAGAGGTAGCCAGTAAAAAGAAAAATGTGTATTACACCGTAAGTGATTCTTTGGATAAATTGGTTGCTGCTCTGAAATATGGTACAAAATGATGGCTAGAAATTTAGTTAGTAATTTAAAGTTTAAAAAGTACACGGGGGACTTTGACCCAGAAACTCTTTCTAAGATGTTAGATGAGGCATACCTAGAGGGCAGAAACAATAAAAAGTTTATGAAAAAAACTAGTTTTTCTCCAAGCACCGTTGGGTATGGCCATGGTACGTGCCCAAGATATTGGTATATAGCTTTTAATGGCGCAGAATTTACCGACAGCTTTGATGCAATATCAGTTGCAAATATGTCTAACGGAAATGCAGCCCACGAAAGACTGCAAGAAATGTTTAAAAAGACTGGTAAGGTTAAAGCAATTGAGCAGGAGATTTTAAAAAATCATCCACCAATAAAAGGATATGCAGATGTAATTTTAGACTGGGAAACCAAAACTGTTGTAGGTGAAATTAAAACCACTAAGGATGAGGCATACCTATTTAGACAAAATTCAATGGAGCCATCAAAAAATCATCTACTTCAAATATTAATATACATGGACGTAATGGAAACAGACGAAGGTTTTGTTCTTTATGAAAATAAAAACAATCAAGAAATACTAATAATTCCAGTTAAGATGACTGAGTCAAACAGGGAGTTCTTGGATGGTTGCTATGCCTGGATGAAAGAAGTATATTTGTCTTGGGGCCATAAAGAATTGCCAAAGAGGCCGTTTAGAAAAAATAATAATATTTGTAAAAACTGTCCAGTATCAGACACATGCTTTGAAATGGAGGATGGAGAAAAATTAATCCCAGTTCTGAAGATCTAATTTGCGGGTACGACGAATGTAATAACCCATTTACAAAAGCAACACATAATCAAAAGTATTGCTCAGAAGAGTGCTGCCGTCTTGCAACAAATAAAAGAACTATGGAAAGATATTATGAAAGACGAGCAATTAAATTAGGATCAGTAAGACATTGCAAAAAGTGTAAAATTAAACTTAGTAGATATAATTATGATGAGATGTGCTCGGTATGTATTGATGCAGAGGTTTATGAAGAAAGAAAAACTATATTGGATATGATAAATGGGAATAGCAAGTCTAGTTAAGCCTAGAGCTCGCCGTGTTATTGGTATAGATGCATCCACCTCTTCGGTGGCGTTTGGCATTATAGAAAACGGAAAACTTGTAAAGCACGGTAAGATTATGATTAATGGTAATGATATATATGAAAAAATTTACGATGCTAGAAAAAAGGTTTCCGCTATGCATGACCATTTAATGTCAGACTATATTGCTATTGAAGGCGCAGTTTTTGTCAAGTCGGCAGATGTTGTAATAAAGTTATCTTATGTGTATGGAGCAATAATATCTCAATTAATGCAGGATGGAACCAAAGTTGTTACAGTTGCCCCCACATCATGGCAAAGCTTTATAGGTAATAAAGTATTTAACAAAGAGCAAAAAGCTGCCTTAAGAATTGAATACCCAGGCAAATCAGATACCTGGTACAGTGGTAAAATAAGAGAGATAAGAAAGCAGAGAACCATGGACTTTGTAAATAATAAGTTTAATGTAAAAGTAGAAGATAACGACGTGGGTGATGCTATTGGTATAGCACATTACGCATACGAGAATTTAACTGCAAGATGAAACTATATGAATCAAAAGAGTGGCTATATAGAAGATATATAGTCCAAAAAAAGAACATAAAAGAAATAGCAGAAGAGGCTGGATGCTCTCACATGACCATACAGAGATACCTAGAAAAGTTTGGATTAATTAAAAAAAGATGATATACTCACATAAAGTTTTTCATATAGAAGGCACAGATGATCGTAGATCAAAGTTGGCCCAAAACATTAATGAATATCTATCTGGAGACTCTACTCTACTAGATACACCTACAATTAAAATATCCAATATAGAAGAGTACGACAAGTTTTTACTAGAGAATAAAAACTTTGTGCCAGACACCAGTGGATACGAGTTGGATGGATTAAGTGGATGGAAGATGGGCGAAATAGGAATATGGGCCAGTAATTGGACTGCCTGGATTAACTTTTTAAAATCTGACCACGAGTATTTAATATTGATGGAAGACGACATTGTTCATAATGAAAATTTTATGCCACTTATAAACTATTATGTATCCCAGTTACCAGAAAACTGGGACATATTTCATGCCTTTAGCCCAGCAGATCAATTTCCTAAATATAACGACACACACGATATTGGTGCCAGAGATATATGTAAAGCATACCAAGATTGGTCTTGTTTATGTTATATTATCAATAAGCGTGGCGCTAAAAAGTTGTTAATGAACGCCCACTTGTTTAATCTTCCGCTAGATTGGTACATGTTTAGACAGCAAGATATATTCAATGTTTATACACTAAAGCCAAAGTCTGAGTTTCCATGCACACTGATGAGCCTAGATTCAACATTTCAATTAAGCGAAACCAGGAAAATATTATGATACCTAAAATTATATGGCAAACTTATAAAGAAGAGATAAATAATTTACCAGACTATGCAGTTCAGGCTATGTCTAGTTGGAATGAAAAAAATCCAAATTGGGAGCATAGGTATATGAATGATATGGAGTCTAGAGAATTTATAAGATCTGAATATGGTGAAGAGTATGCAAAAATATTTGACTCTGTGCCAGTTCCAGTTATGCGTGGGGATATTTGGAGATACCTGGTGATGTATAAATATGGTGGAGTCTATGCAGACCTGGACACGATTTGCCTTAAGCCAATAGAGTCTTGGCTTAAAGAAGATCACAAGATGGTAGTTTGTCCAGAAAACAACTTGCACTTTGTTCAATGGATATTTGCAGCAGAACCAGGTCACCCAGTTATAGGATCTGTTATTGATTTAATGATGGAAAGGCTAAAAAATCCAGACTATTCAATAAAGCATTTTGTACATATACACACTGGTCCAGGGGTATGGACAGATGGAATATACAAAGCTTTAGACATAAAAAAAGAAAAACATGGCTGTGGCATGGAGAATAGAGACGGAATTTGTGAGCATGTCTCGCTTATATCTGATTCTATAGAGTATAATGGATATATGAAAACAAAAAGTCTTGGGTTCTATTGTTACACTGGTCCAGAGGGTGATGAAGATTCTTTTTATGGATGGCGTATATTTCACGACAAAGCAGTCAAGCATATATACGGAAGTCAAAACTGGAATGACGGAAGATATATACAATGGATAGAAGACGACTTGGTTAAGGGGATAAAATGATTATTGGATTAAGTGGATATGCAAGGTCTGGAAAAGATACGGTAGCCGAGATTCTTGTGCTAAATCATGGTTTTAAAAGGTTAGCTTTTGCGGATAATATTAGGAAAGCTATTATTAAGCTAAACCCAATATTAGAAAATGGTAGAAGGGTTGCAGACATGGTAGATGAGTATGGCTGGGAAATTACAAAATCATTTGAAGAAACAAGAAGGCTGCTACAGGTATTTGGCACAGAGGTGGGAAGAGATATGTTTGGGCAAAATTTTTGGGTAGAGCAAGTCTTTGAGGAAATGAATATTTATCCAATGTATGATAACTTTGTAATATCGGATGTAAGGTTTCCTAATGAAGCAGATATGATTACCTGGAAGATGGGAGAGGTTTGGAGAATAGAAAGATCTAGTGTTTCTCCAATCAATTCTCACCCTTCTGAATTAGCTTTAGATGGATATAATTTTACAAGAAATATATCTAATGACGGTACAATTGAAAACTTATCTAATGAAATATCTTTAATACTAAGGAGCAATGATGCCAGTTTATCAATATAAATGTGATTGTGCACAAGAAGAGGGCCAAAATCCTATTTTTGAGTATGAGCGTGGAATAAAAGATCCAGAGCCTACATATTTATGTCCAGAGTGCGACATGCCTATGGGAAGAGTATATAGTGTTCCTGGAGTTAAATTTAAAGGCTCTGGTTTTTATGCAACCGATAGCAGGATTAATCCAAAATGACAGAGCTAGAAAAACCATTTGAACAAATGAATACTGTTGTTGAGATGACATTGAAAGGTTATAACCCAACAGAAATTGCCAAAGAACTTGAGATTAAGAGAGCCGATGTTCTTAGGATAATAGAAGAGTGGAAATCTTATGCCCAAAATGATAAGAGCATACAAGAACGTGCAAGAGAAGCACTCGTTGCATCAGATCAACACTACAGCATGCTAATAAATCGTGCATGGGAAACCGTAGAGCAATCAGATGTTGCGGCAGACCTTAAGGCAAAGGTATCTGCGCTAAAGCTTGTTTCAGATATACAGGCTAAACAAATGGAAATGCTTCAAAAAGCTGGCCTACTTGATAATGCTGAGGTCGGTGCAAGAATTGCTGAAGCAGAAGAAAAACAAGAAATATTAATGGGTATATTAAGAGACGTAACTTCAGAATGTAGTCATTGCCGTAGAGAGGTTGCACAAAGACTTTCTAGAATATCTGGTGCGGTAGAGCCAATAAGTATTGTGCAAGTAGACAATGGCTGATTTTAGCGAATTTTTAAGCGCCCTAGATAAAGATGAGTTTGAAGAAACTCCAGCAGATCTAAGAGAGTTTGTTACATCAACTAAGTATTTAGGTTTACCACCTCTTTCTGAAAATCAATACATAATGTTAAAAGCAATGACTCAGATATATAAAAAAGAAACATTGTATAGGTGGCTAGGCGAAGAAGAAGGCGAAAAAAGATGGAAGCAAACCTGTAACGAAGTTATATTTCAGTTAGGAAAAGGTTCTGGAAAAGACTATACATCTACAATTGCTGCAGCATACATAGCACATTTATTGTTATGTCTAAAAGACCCAGCCGTATATTATGGAAAACCACCAGGAGACTCAATAGACATTCTTAATATTGCCATTAACGCAGTTCAAGCAAACAACGTATTCTTTAAAGGCTTTAGGGCTAGACTAGATAAGTCACCATGGTTTGTTGGAAAATATAACGCTAAGGCTGGCTCCATAGAGTTTGATAAAAGCATTACAGTTCATTCTGGACACTCAGAAAGAGAAGCCTGGGAAGGATACAACGTTTTGGTAGTAGTACTAGATGAGATATCTGGATTTGCCCTTGAATCAACAACTGGACATGATCAGGCTAAGACTGCCCAATCTATTTATGATATGTATAGAGCCTCCATATCATCACGTTTCCCAGACTTTGGAAAGCTAATATTACTATCATTCCCTAGATTTAAAAATGACTTTATTCAACAAAAATATGAAGATGTTATATCTCAGAAAAATGTCCTTATTAAATCACATACATTTATCTTAAACCCAGATTTACCAGAAACTGAACCAGGAAACACATTTAGTATACAGTGGGAAGAGGACGATATTATAGCCTACAAGATTCCAAATGTTTATGCCTTAAAAAGACCAACGTGGGAGATTAACCCAACTAGAAAAATTGAAGACTTTAAAATTGAATTCTATCGCAATGCTGAAGACGCTCTATCCAGATTTGCCTGTATGCCACCAGAAGCTGTAGATGCATTCTTTAAATCAAGAGAAAAAATAGAGTCTGCATTTAATAATCCAAACTTGGCAGTAGATTCATCTGGAAGGTTTGCCGATTGGTTTAAACCACAAGATGACAGAGAATATTTTATACACATCGACCTTGCACAAAAGCATGACCATTGTGCTGTTGCCATGGCGCACGTAGAAAAATGGGTAAACCTAAAAGTTGGAAATGAATACGCACAGTCCGCACCAATGATAACTGTTGATGCTGTGAGGTATTGGACACCAACATCATCTAAGAGCGTGGATTTTAGCGAAGTCAAAGACTACATATTGTCACTAAAGCAGCGAGGGTTTAACATAAAGCTTGCTACATTTGATAGATGGAATTCACATGAAATGATGCAGCAGCTAAAGGCATACGGAATGAACACAGAGCTGCTATCGGTTGCCAAAAAACACTACGAAGATTTTGCATTAATTATTGCCGAAGAGCGGGTAAAAGGACCAGTACTTCCATTGCTTATAGATGAATTACTACAACTTAGAATTATTAGAGATAGGGTAGACCACCCAAGAAAAGGATCCAAAGACCTTGCGGATGCAGTTTGTGGAGCAATATATAATTCAATATATCACTCTAGGCGTAAAGAAAATAAAGAAATTGAAGTGCATACGTTTAAAGAAATGCAAAGAGATAATTATTTAGAAGAACAACAAAAACAGGTCAAGAATTTAGTTACTCCGCCAAGGCAAATGCCACAAGAATTATCCGATGCGCTTGGTAGTATGGGTATAGTATAACCGTTTTAGTACTCATTTACTGATATAATTATCCTGGTAATCATTGTATTACCTAGGAGAATGGGAAATCAATAAATTAAAAGTAATATTAGGTTCATTTCTATTAATTGCCTTCCTATTTTGTATAGGTCAGCAGTCAGCTTACGCTACAGATAATGGATCTGGTTCAGAACAGGTTATAGTAAGCCCTGCCCAACAGGCAGTTAATACGGCTTTATCAACTGCTACTACAGAGGTTCAGCAGGCAGTAGACGCTACAAATAATGCCACCATAGCAATATCAGAGGCACAAGCAGAGTTACCATCTGCACAAACAGCTGTTTCAGCACTTAGCCCAGTAGTTACAGAAGCCCAGTCAGCAGTAAGTAATGTTCAGTCTGCAATAAATACAATAACCTCAATTGATTTAAACTTAAATCCAATTGATCAAAGTTCTCAAACAGTACAGGATGCAAAAACTACTGTTTCAACTGCACAATCAGCAATATCTAATATTAACACCACATTGGCACAAACCGAAATCAATCAATTAACTACAGAAAGAACACAGGCATCCACACTTCAAGCAACAGCTCAGACAGAGCTAACTCAGGCTAACACTGCTATTGATAACGCACAAACAGCAGTAAATAATTTACAGGCCACCATTGGAACAACAACCAACGTCTTGGCTGGAGTAGATGACGCTGGAATAAGAATGAACTTACCGTTTGGAATGCAAATGGGTGGAACTGTTTATAATGATGTATATGTAGGGTCAAATGCAACTATCACATTTGGCGTAGATCAAGGTTGGGTATATTATCAAACTCCAGACGCTCCTTCGGTTTCTATTGCTGGTTGGGACTGGACAACCTGGAGCACAGGAACTGGAATTACATATTCAACAACTGGAACAAGTTTAGATATTGCCTGGGACTTAAGACCATTTCCACAACAAGATGCTTCTACACAAATGGTTCAAATAAGGTTCAATGCTGACGTAAATCCAAATGATGGTGCCTGGATGGCTAATGTGACTGCTGTTGGCCCAATACCAGATCAGGCAAGATTTAATTATAGAGAATCAACTAATGGAACAATAATTCCAATAGCAGATACTAATACTGGTTCGGGATTTTCAGGTCAAATAAGTCAAGGTTCAGCATTTACTCCATATGTGGATCCAAATACATCTTCTGTTCAGGCTGCCGTGGATGCAGCAAATGCAGCAATTACACAATTAAATCAAAGCCTTACACCAGTTGTTAGTCAAAATGCTATAAACAATTCAGCTTTATCAACTCTGCAGTCAAACATAAACTCTTTAAACAATACAATAAACTCTGTTTCATCCACAAAAAACTCTTTGCAGTCAACATTAAATACCAGAGCCTCAACATTAAATACTGCTATTAATAGTAACATTCCAACCCCAGCACCCATACTTGCAGAGCCAGTCGTTGATGGCAATACGGTTATTATTTCACCAGAGTTGCCAGAAGGATACACCGCCAACACTTGGTTTTATCAGGTAATAACAAATGATCCTAATGCAGAAAATCCATATGGGGGTGGAACGTATAATACAACTGGTGCCCCAGAGTCTATTGAGTTAACTGGTTTGACAGAAGGCGCTACATATACAATTAGAGTTGCAAATTGGTCTGGTCCAGTAAGTCAATATACCGAAACAGTTATATCTATACCTACAACACAAAGTTCAAACCTAACTACTGGTGGATCAGTTGTTGATATGCCAGTAGATCAACCACCAGTCGAAGAACCACCTGCCGAAGAACCACCTGCCGAAGAGCCACCTGCTGAAGAACCACCTGCTGAAGAACCACCTGCAGAAGAGCCACCCGCTGAAGAACCACCTGCAGAAGAGCCACCAGCCGAAGAACCGCCAGCTGAAGAACCACCAATGACTGAAGAAGAAATAATTTCAGCTGTAGAAGATTTAGTTAGTGATGGAAACTTAACTACATCAGAAAGCGAAGCAATACTAGACGCTTTGTCTGCTGACGGTGAAATAAGTTCAGAAGAAGTTTCAGACTTATCAGATGCATTATCTTCTGATGGTGATTTTACAGAGGCGGAGAAAGATTTAGTAGCGGAAGCACTAATAGAATCATTTGATGGAGAAGCTGTCTCTGCAGAAGCAATTAAAGAATCTGGACTTGAGTTTAGCGATTTACCACCATCAACACCTGTAGAAGTTAGAAGAGACGAAAATGGAAATGAGGTTGTTATAGTTGCAGCAGTTGCTTCAGCTTTAGAAAATCTAGCAAGTCCAGCTGCTCTTATAAGTGGGATTGGCAATTGCATAAATCCAGTTGATGAAAATGATCCAAACTATGATCCAGATGCACCAAAATGTGAAATATTTACAGCATTATCAAATATTGGTGCAGACATGAGCACAGAAGAAAGAGAAGAAGCTACCGACATGATGGTGGCAACAGTTGTGGCAGCGGGTGCAGCAATAAATGCTGTCGCTGCAGCAGGAACAACCACTGGAGGATCCACTAGCGGTGGGTCAGGTGGAGGAGGAGCCTCTGGCGAATCCAAGGGGGTAAGGAGAAGAAGACGATGATGAAGATAATAAAGGACATGATTGACCAACTTTGGACACTCCTTGGCATGTTTATCGCCTGGGTTGTCCTTGATGGCAGTGCAAAAACTGTGGTGGGTTATGCAATAGTGGGAACAATAATAGCTTGGATAATCACATATCCAATACGCAATAGAGAGGAGGACTAATATGGCAAAGAAAAAAGAAATTGATCTTACAGCAATCGATCCAGTTACTGGAGAAGAAGTTATAGGATCATCAGCCGTAACTAATATTTGGAACATCCTTATGAGAATTGTCGCAGTTTTTGCGGCATCAGGACTTTCAGTAATTGGTGCAGGATCTTTAGTAGGAATTGACACAATGAAGGCGGTCATTCTTGCTGGTACACTTGGTGTTGCTACTGTAGTTGAAAAACTTGCAAGAGCATTCCTAGATGACGGTAAATTATCTGCAACAGAAATCAATTCTGCATTTGCAAAAATTGATAAAAACGCAGAATAGTAGTAGACAGAAAAAATATAGGGGTGTATAGTAATATATACCCAGCGGTGTTAGCTTAGTTGGTTAAAGCCCCCGACTCATAATCGGGTAATCGTAGGTTCAAGTCCTACACACCGCACCAGCCCCACAGGCCTTTAG